ATGTCGCTCCCGTCGAGAACCATCGAGTCGCCAACATACCATGCGACGGGTCCGGGCAAGTAAGGCGGGTTCGGCGCTTCATTATAAAAGATCCGAACGGACAACGCCGAAATATAGTGACCGTCTGGTGACTCGATCGACTTGTAAATGTAATCATCGCCCTGGTCGTCGCAGAAGATGCCGAGGGTAGTTGTGTTGCCCATGAGGCCGCGGTATTTGTGGAGCCTGTCACGAACGGCCTGTGCCATGTCGGTTGAGATATCGACACCGTCGCTGTCGTCGTCGTTTTCCGCAACGCATTCGAGGTCGAAGGAATCGACGACCATCCCTTCAGAGCCATCGGCGTCCAGGTCATCTTCCCGCGTGGCACGACCGATCCAGATGCGAGGCGATGCGTCCTCTTCGTTGGCGTACCCCTGCTGGATCCGGTCACTCACGTAATCGGTGATGTTGGAGTCGGCCAGGAGGAATGTTATCAGGTCTTCGCCTATGCTCATTTTGCGGCCTTTCGCGCCTTGATTGCTTCTGCCCGAACCTCAGCCCATGCCTTTTTCATAAATTCAGACTCTACATTCTTTTTCGTCATCTTGAAGGACCGCTCAAGGAATCGCGTCTGTCTTTTTCCGCCCGGGTAAGCTCCTGCATAGAATCCATAACCGGGTATCATAAGTGCTTCCGCATTGATTGGGTCGATCTGGTGTGGAGCAGATCCGCGTTCTACCATCCACGCATAGTAAGCGTCTTCTGTCCTTGCTTCCTTCCGCTTGGTTGCCTTGTAGGTCTTCTTTCCCCACCGGGGGCCAATGACAGCAACGACATTGCCGTTCTTGTAACGCTTGACCTTGGTAAACAATGACCGTTTGAGCGAGCCTGTTTGGCTTGGTGCGTCGGCCCTTGCCCGCTTTAACGCGGGTTTTGCGCCAGCACGGACAGCCTTTCCGAGAATCCTCTTTCTAACACTCTTTTTCAGTCCACGAAGTGCTTTTTCCAGCTCGTGACTTCCATAGAGCCGTATAGTTGCGCCGCGACCAATAACGCCAGAACTCGCATCGCCAAGCCTGCCGCCGCCAGATACCCTTTTGAAAACGGCCATTACGTTTCCTCTGTGCAGGTCAAAATCAGCGTGATGTCCCGGTTGTCGACGTTGTTAATGTGCCCGATTGTCAGGACGCGGGAGCCAAAGACAATCCGGTGTTCCCGCGTAACGTCGGCGTAATAGCGAATTGTCACGATATCGGTCGCCGTCCCGACCAGTTGGCGGATCTGCTCGAACTCGCGGCCAGTTGGCGTTTCGACCGATGCTGGGATTCTGTCGTACTTGGCGCTCCACGTTGGAACCAGCTTGCCGCGGGAGTTCCGCGTCGTGCCGGACTTTTCCTGGACCGTTACCCGGTGGCGAAGGAGCCCGCTTCTCATGTTGACACCTTTATAATGCACTGTAGCGGTATATAGGGCGGATTTTGATGGGCAGCGTCTTCAATGTTCGTTTCAACTTCCTCGTAAACTGGCTCCCATCCATCAGGTATTTTCTCGCCCTTTTGTATAAGCTTAAATATCGGTTCATTCATGCGTAAAACCCCCATCCGAGAATTCCGCTAATCCGTTTTATGCCTGCGTTCAGTTCGGTCGGCATGGACCCGACTATTTCCTCCTCACGGTGCTCGTACCAATTCGCAGCAAGGAGTTTTATGGCCTGCTTGGCCAGCTCGGGAACTACCGTCGAACCGGCGATCATTGTGACCTGTACCGCCTTCGGGTCAAGCCTGCCGCTGTCGAGTTCGTTCGTGTCGGGCCAGTCCTTGATCGGCGTGATTTCCCCCGGTGCGTTGCTTGGCGTTGTTACCGTGTAATCAGTATCACGGACAAGCGTTTGAGTTGATCCGTTGGTGTCGATATAACCAAGTGACACATCGGTACTTGCCGGGATCGGCGCCGGAAGCCTGATCGATCCGTTACCAACGGGGAAGCCGTTTCGGTACAAGGTGGCCGAACGCGGGGCAAGCAGGAGCCCGCCCGATACGTTCTTTTCAATATACTCCCTCGCCGCCACGATGTAAGAATAAATCAGGGCATCTTCGGTCGAAGATGCGAACCGGCCGTGTTCCTTCAAGTCGGCAACGCTGACAGGTTCGTCTGCCGTGGAAACGCTAGCGTATTCGCTGTATTGGTTCGCGTACAGGCTCATGGTTCACCGTATAAATTGAATTCAGCAGGCGCCCCCTGCTGGAAATGGTCGTGGTTCATGATCGCGCCGTCGAGCTTGTGTTTGACGACGGTGAGATCGCGGACTTCCTTGCTGTACTGGTCGCCCTGGACGCGGAGTGCTTCAAGGACACCCTGGAAGTCGTTTTCTGTTGGTTTGCCGTGCGTCTTTTCAAGTAGCTGCTCAATTGCCTGCCTTGCTCCGGCGGACATGGCGAGCCCCTTTTCGGCCTTGTCAATTGCACCATCGACGTTGCTCTTGCGGGTGTGGAGTTCGTCGCCGCGAACAACCATCCGGTAATACATGCCGTTATTGTCGGTATCGAAGCCGTACATTTCACGGCTCTTGAGCAGGTCCGATTCCTTCGGGATATGCATCTTGATTCCCGCGCCGTGACACCATCCGATCCAGTATTCACAACTCGGGCGCTGCTTGGCGTACTCACTGTCAGCCGAGCCGACGCAGATCGTGCCGCACGCCATGTCGACGCCGTAAATGGCGATTTCTCCACAGCCGCCGTTCTGTTCGATCTCGATGATGGCCTGGCAAACCATCCATGAAATCGAGTTTGTAAGGTAAGCGTAATTGTCCTGGTGGAAATACTGCGAGAACCTGTCAAGGACTCCCTGTCGCCACTCGGTCAGCCCGTTCTTGATGTTCTTGTCGGGTTGGTCGAGGTAGACCGGCAAGTCTGTTTCGCAGAGCCATTCGTAGTATTGCGGGCACTGCCGTCGCTTGCGCTTGAGATCGTGAACCTCAAACCACCGCGTCTGTCTCGGGATGTGAAACGGGCCAGTAGAACAGCCCCAGATTTCCCACTCGGGGTCATCAAAGGGGGCAAGGTGCTGTGATGTCGGGCTCGTCCCGACAATGGCGATCTTGAGCGGCTTTCGTTCCTGCTTTGCGTCTTCCATTTCTGCCTTTCTTTGGTTATGCCATTACGACGGGCCGACGCCACCCCACACAGGAAGAGTGACGCCGACCCAGACGCAAGGCAGTTTGTTACGCGGTCGAAGTGATGAGGTACTTCAGCGCGTTGGAGTTGATAACATGGCTGTCTGTACGGACAGCGGCCAGGAAGCCCTGCTGCCAATAATCCATGTATTTTTCCGAGAACCGAACGACGCTCATGCCCTGGACGTTGCGAATGACCATCTTGGAGAAGTCACCGAAAGCGACAATCTTCTTCGAGCCAGACGATCCAGCGGTCGGCATGAACTGGTTAATGATGTACGGCACGCCAAGGATGCGATCGGGTTCGCCTTCGCGGAGGGAAGGCTGCCAGACCGGGTTCCAGTATGTCGAGCCGAGGGACAACTGACGAATCTTAAGAAGCGAATCGTCATTGAGCATCCACCGCGGATCTGTCCGGTAAGCTGGATCAACACTGTGGTACAGTGCGAGCAGGTCCGTCGATGTGATGTTGTTGTAGTCAGACGACACCGAGCGGACGCCGAGGCTGGCGTTGAACGAAGTCGTCGCCAGGGTCGTACCGCCGACAACGCCATCGGGTTCGCCGCCAGTGTTACTGGATGCGCCGATGGTGTGATAGCGTTCCTTCGCGCGGGCAATGCGTTCGCCAAGGATCTCGCCAATGATCGCGGGCATCGGGAATGCCGGGTCTTGCAGAGACTCGACCGAGATGCGAACGATATCGGAGGTGATCTTGTAGGCGTTGAAATCGACCTTCGTCGAAGCGAACGTCTGAACGGTCGACTGAGTGTTTTCAGCCGTGAGCGTTCCACGGATCGTCGATTCAGTGATAACCGGGTAAGTCATGTTCGCGCCGGTCTGAGTGTTGATGACGCGGGAGTTTTCCTCGACGCCACCGAACGCGACCATGTACTTTTCGATCTCGTTGTGGAGAATGATCGGAACCAGGCTGGCAACATGACCAGTGCCGGGCGCATTTTCCGGCCCCCATCCGATCGGGTTCGAGGTTGCGGAGGCGCGTGCCTCGGCAGTGAACCCGAGCTGCGGGTTGCGGTAATCGAGGCCGCAACGCTTGGCCGCTTCGATACAACGATCGGCGTCGGGAAGGTCGCCCAGGTAGTTGCCGGCCATCCATGCACGTGTGGCGTGGAACATGTCCTGTTTGCTGGCCTTCTTCTCCGTTTCGGGAACGAACTTTTGCGGCTCGGGGGTCGAGACGCCGTGGAGGGCTTCGCGGCCTTCCTCGTGCTTGATCTGTCCCTCGAGTTCGTTAATCCGTTCCATCATTTCCGAGCCCTTGGCCCGGTCTTCGGCGTTGGCACTGTCGAGCTTTCCATACTCGCCAGCAAGCCTCGCCCTTTCTTCTCTCAGTTCACGCGACTTGGCAGTCATAGCGGAACTCCTTTCATTTCAGCGTAAGAATATATAGAACGTACACGCTGATTTTGCTCGCTCGATTGTCGATAGAACGCAATCAGTAGAAAGGCGATTGTCGCCTTAAATGTCTTTTAGTGTTTTCATCCGCTCTTGCTCAAAAGCAAAAGCGGCGATTTCGTTTTCTTCCGATGCCTTACTGGCTTTCCATGCGTCGTATTTCGCACGGCTTTCGCTGTCATCACCGTAACAACGGGAGGCAACACCGGCATCTGTTGCAGCGTACGCGGGATAAGTCACAGGCCCGATGTCGAACAGTTCGCCGTCGATGATTTCGCGGACTTCATTGTCGCCCTCTTCGTAGAACCGTTCATCGGTAACGCGGAAGGCAAAAGACGCACCGGAAACGTCGCCACGGTCGATGTGTTCGGCAACGTCGCGGAAAACGCTCGTGTCTGCCTCGTCGATCTCGTAGGTGATGCCGTCGTCGGTTGCAGCGAGTCGCATTGTGC